ATCCGAGATGCAAGAAAGTGATGAGGGGCTTTAGGAATGGTCGAACCCATTGTCATATCTGTCGCAGAGTCCGTCAAAGACAGAAGGAAAATAAGACATGGAACGGCAAGCCTATCGCTTAGTCTCGGCTCTTGAGCCACCCGCACCTAGTTGTCTTCTCATCTTGGGTCGGACGTTGCCACGCTTCTTGTTTCGACTGTATATCTGGCGCGTTCTCCTTCGTTGAATCTTTCTGCTCTGGTTGTGCGTCTTTGCCTTGGCTTGTCTCTCCGCTCGCCCGCTAATGGTATTCCTTGAGTAACCTCTGAACTTGCCTTTTGTGATGGAATCCCATACGGCATCAAACATCTCATTGCTATTTAGAATCTCATCGCCTCCATACGCCACGTCTGGTGCTGACGGAGGAGTGTACGGTTCCCTTAATTGTCCTTCTCTTCTAAGAGCCGCAAGTCCATACCTACGAGTGCATCTTCCACACAGCATCTGTTCCATAGATCTTGTGCTTCCTAACCTGTGCCTCAACTTGTTGTCACAATTGCGATTGGAACAAGGAGTCTTTTCGTCGGATTCAACCCTGACTCCGGCTATTGGCTCTGGCCTCAAAGAGACTCCCTGTCGTAATCTTATTTGCGAGTGGATACCCTCTGGGTTTCCGGCTTTGCTATGTCCCGGTCTTTTTGCCTTCAACATCATGCTTCCACCTTCAGCCTTGGCTTCGCCTTCTTCCAGACATCACCACACAGGGGACATTCCCATAGAAAGATTCTGTCTCTCGATCCGGCATAGAAGCCATTGATTCTTATTGCTAACACACGGTTCTCGCACTTGGGACAGTCTTGACTTATTTTGTCACGGTAATGATTAGTCTTCATCCAGTATGCCCCGCATGAACATAAGAAATCCTAACATGAGTCGGTGTGCCTGTGTACCCAAGGGAGCCATTGACGGTCACTACGTTTGCAGATATGGTGTAGTCTAGTCCTTGTATGAGAGTGGCGATGAAGCGTGGAGTTCCTGTCTTATACATGACGACCTCAATGAGTTTGGTTGATGCCTCATCCTGAGAACCGAGAGGACTGTATTCCAATGTGAAGTTCTTCTGCGCTCCTGTGTATGTTCCTGTCAGTATAGATGTCCTGTGTGTCGGCGTTATCTGATATGCCCCGCCTGTTCCTGATTGGTTGATTCTCTGGTCGGACTGATAAAACAGATGTGTGCCACCACTACCGTCAGGGTGGTCGCCAAGTCCCACAGGGTCACGGGCGAAGATGAATCCCAAGTCGGTAACAGGTAGGTTGGCTGTATTGTCCCCGGAGATGAAGTTGTTTGCGGGCATTGCCGCGCTACCTGATGCATTCACCAACGCAGAGACTGGTATTGGTCCCGGCCTGACGAAGACTCTCTTGTCCTCAAGGGACGCAATCCTCACTTCATTGCCCGCATGGTGCAGACGCGCTGATGCGAGGACGATGGTCTGGCGGGCGAGGTGGGCGGAGGGGGATTGGGGGTAGGCCCCACTCGACGTGTCTATGGCGTTCCCATACACGAAGCCTATGTTCCCTGTGAGTGTGGGATCGAAATACACCAAGAGGATTCTCTCGTGGTTGGCGGAGAGGGTGGGAGCCGTGCTACTGTTGTATGTGGCATACTGAGCCGTGACTGTGGCGGCGTTGAGAGTCTGCGAGCCTATGGAATAGAACATACCATCGACGAGGATGGTCCCTGCCGCGATGACAATCGACTGGTTGCCTGATGTGGAGCAAGCGCAGTTGCCAGTCTGAGATGCGTTGCGCGAGCCTGAGTTGTAGTCGTTGCTGACGATAGGCACGACACCGTTCATGAGTCCGCGCTCGTTGAAGTTGGTCAGGGTGGGACTGGCTAGGACATCCGTGTCCCTCAGTCCGTCCGTCTGGTATGACTGGTTGGCTGTCTCATGCCCTTGCCCTAACCCTGCCATCAGTCACACCTCCTGTCAGGACTGACAGGTTTTTCCTGAGATTTGGGCGGCGGCGAAATTTTTGACATTCAACGCACCTCCATCAGGACATCCACGCGAACCTCGTTCGTGCTGTTCTTGTCTATGGGTAGGAAGGTCGCTCGATAGGCAGGGGTATCTAGTGCGGTGTCACCATGCAGGGCCACCTCCTTGATGCTCTGGGAGGATGTCTGTTGCGTGTCGAAGTTAGCGGAGATTGCGATAGTCCTGTCGTCTATCTTGGTGACTTGGGGGGTGACTGTAATCTGTGGCGTCCCCGCCCCCCCGTCCCTGCTCGACGCATCCCCTCCGTTGGAACCGAGGGTCATGCGAGTGACTAGACTAGAGAGATGATCGGTCAAAGCGGACTTCAAGGAATCTAGCACCGGCATCATTTCACCTCGTAATACAGGCTCTTGCTCGTGCCGATGGCCCGACCTCGCTTGTTCCCGTCACGCACACCGATTTTGCCCATCCCATTAGTGTGTTTCGCCCCTATTATGAATCCTGTATTGCTCACGCTACGCACAAATACCTTGTGGACTGCAACCACATTGATACCGCTTGACAATGACACTTCTGCTACATCGACCACCTTGCCCGCCGCATCGTCTAGTGGACTGGCGTTACCTGATACTGCTTGTAGGTCAGACAGTATGCCCTCTATGCCCTTGTCATACTGTGCCACTATGAAGTCGCTAGTGGATTGGATGTAGTTGTGAGTCGCTTCAAAGACCATGTATTCTCCACGAAGACCATGCATGGGCAGGTCGATGTTGATTATCTCACCGGGTTGAACCATGGATGCTTTGATGGCTCCGCTAATTGTTATGAGAGGTGCGCTGTTCTCGGATCGTGACAGTATGGACTTGGCGAGTTTCAATGCCTCGCTGTTGGTCTTGAGTCCGGGTATCTCCTGTCTCAATGTCCTGACTAGGTTGCTACTTGCTCCCTTGCTTGCCTCCTTCTTCATCCTCTCCAAGTCCTTTACGACGACAAAGACCCTTTCGTTCTGGGCTAGTTGGTCGCCCACAATCACTATCTCATTCGGAGAGTCAAACATCTTGCTCGCAGTTACACTACGGATTGCACTACCCATGCCGAAGGTCATGCCCTTGTTATTGAATACGTTCGATGAGTAAACCATGGCTCCGTTCTTCTCATTGATTAGTTGCTTGCCATCTATCTGACTTAGATTGCGTATGACCTCCATGACATTCAGGCCCTTCGTCTTGCGAGCGGTGAAGATAGCGGAGTGGTCGGACACGAGGCGGAGGGAGGGGTGGGCGTCGAGGGTGGATGAGATCTCCCTGTCCTTCCCTAGCAAGGCACTCGTTGGAGTCACGTTGAAGCCCGCTAGGTCTGAGCCGGAGTCATCCAGTAGCATCATCGCGGCGTCGCTAGTCCTGACGCCTATGTATCCCTGCTGTCCCATTAGGATCGGACCCTGTGACAGTCCGAAGTCTGTGAGGCTGTCAGCCTCTATGTTCCTGAACAGCAGGAAGGTGGATAACTCGTCCTTCTCCACACCGGCAATCCTCAGAGCCGTGTTCTTCTGGTCGAACAGGTAGGGTGGGAAGTCGGTGTCGGTGACTTCCTTGCCGTCGAATCTGATTGCGGTGATGGAGGGGGATGATGTCGATACGAGGGCCGAGGTCTTGCCGTTGTCTATGATTAGTGGCCTCTGGTTAATCATCATGAAGTCCGTCGGGTCGTACTCCAACAGGCCTCTGTAACCGAGAGTGGTCTGCTTGACCGCATCATTGGTGACATCGTACCTGTGCCATGTCGCGGACACTTGCTTGGCTAGGGTGATTGCATTGTCGATGTATGTCGGAGACACCAGATGAGGCGTGGTGAGCGATCGTATGTCGGAGATGGCAGATGGGCTAGTCACCGTCGTGTATCTGAGTATCTGTCCCGTCAAGTCCGATACCCCGGTGCTGTTGGTTATCCCTGTGAGTTTGTTCTTGCTCTTGCCTGTGTATGTCACCTTGCCCTTGCCCACTATGAACAGAGTGCCAGAGGCAGGTAACAGGGATGCGTCCTCAAGGAACACGTTATTGTTGGAACCCGCGTGTTTCGTGACTTTGAACTGTGGATACAGTCTCATGGTTGAATCCATGTGGGTGTGCGTCACCGCATCTGGTGTAGTCTGCTTCACGAAGTCACCGCTAATTCCTGTCCCCTCTGCTCTGTACCTTGTCTCTGACTGGTGCAGGGACTCGCCCCCGCCCGGATGCGTGGTCTGCGAGTACCGTGCTTCTATCTCTGGGTTGAACTCCCCATCGACAGTCTTGCGAACAGCATCTGATTTGAAGAATTGAAGCATAGATGCACTAGGTAGCAGGTGGAACACCGCATCGTGTTCATTGGCATCGGGATATGTGATTTGGAATATTCCCTCGGCGGTCGATATGAATTTCAAGTCACCTAGATTCCTCTCCATGTTTGCCTCAAAGACACCATACCTGTTGTCTCTAGTGAATGCCTGATGCTCAAGGTCAGCATCTCCGTATGATGATCTAGCACCCATCAACCAACCGTCTTGCTGTATGTCAGAAGCAAAGCCGAAGAGTTTCAATGGGCGAACGGGTCTTACGAAGTAGTCAATGGACTTCCTTCTCTGGTTAGATGTGGTGGCGTTTCCATCCGTGCCAAACACGTCCGTGGTCAATGTTCCTTCCTCTGTCCTGTTGAGATACGTCTTCCTCAGAATGTACGTCCCACCCCATGGTGGCAAATCAGCAGAGCCACGGACAGCCCAATAGTCCATGCCATGAGTCTTGGATGCAATCAGCAAATCAGGATTGGTGGGTAACGATACAGTCGCTACCACGACAGCACTCGATCCTCCTTCATTGACAACGATGGTCGGCGTGGTTGTGTAGCCTGAACCACCCGCGCCTATGCTCACCGATACCAACGGCCCTGTCGTTCCCAATACGGCTGTTGCCGTCTGTGCAGTACCTCCTCCTTTCAAGTGAGTCGTAGGCAGGGTTATCGCAGGGGCAGAGGTGTATCCGCTCCCTCCGTTGCTAATCGTCACGGCTGTTATAGTGCCTGTCTGAGTATGACTAGCCAACGAAGCCGTCAGCGATTCTCCTGTGCCTCCCGAAGCAGAGACAGATGGCGCAGAGGTGTATCCATCTCCTTGATTATTGACTGTGACTGATACTATCTTACCATTGGATGTCGCTACGTTGATGTCTCCTAAAACTAGCGAAGTGTTAGCAAAGGTAATTTGGTTCGTACCACCATAAGTCTCTTGCCCATCCAATGCCAATGATACTGTCTTCGTTCCTCCTGATGTGAATCCGACTCCTGCGTTAGTTATGTTGTACCCGTTCGATCCTGAACGAATGTAGTATTTGCCACCTACTCTCTCGTATCCTAATTTCACAGTTGCGCTTGTAGCCCCTGATTGCACTACTGTCATCACTAGGGTGCTGTCGCTCTTAGATTGCGTATTGGGATTGAGACTGTATAAGGTGGAACCACTTGTGAAAGTGATTGCACGGTTGTGAAGAGATGCGGAAGACATGGTGAAGAAATGGTTGCCCACTCCTCCACTCGTGTTCTTTCCGGTATAGTTCAGCACGGCAGATACGGGGGCATCATCGAGATAAAGAGTACCTGAAGAGGGATAGGCTGAGATGTCTTCGTTCACAGCGATGTTTCCGTTGAATGACGCACCCAATCCACCAGAGGTATAAGTGATGTCGCCATCCAACGTAAGGCCATTGACCGCACCTGAACTCGATATGTCAATCTCAATCTGCTGACTCGTTGGTTGGCTGAATGCGGCTAATCCGTATCCTATGGTTCCGGTGGCGGTGGCCTGTATGGCATTGTGACTCGCGTTCGGTGCGCCTATGGTAAGAGAAACGGTACTGCCTGAGAAGCCAGATCCTCCGTTGCCAATCGAGATGGTATTGCTGATTGGTCTGCCATCGTTGGTAATCGTGTATGTGGCAGTCGCGTTACCCGCAATCGTGCATGAGTGCGTCCCCACTCCGCTCACTAGGTATTGACCATTGGAGCCTGATACGGTAGCACTAGCGACGTTGGTGCTAGTGGTGTATGTCCCTGAGAATCCTGTCCCACCACCACCACCTGTGAATCCTAGTGTGCCGCTTGGGAATTGATAGCCAGAACCTGCATTGCTTATCGAGAGTGAAGTCACCGCCGCGCCACCATCGCCCTTGTCATCCTTAGTGTCTGGACTCCATGTGGGTAGTGAGTATGGATTTGAGATGGTCTGACTCGTAGGGCTTCCGGGGTTTATGGTCATGTTATGCGTAGCGAACTTGGAGTTTGAGACAAAGGAGGGTAAGACGGGGAAGTGCTGACCGACAATCAAATCGCTATGCAGAGAAGCGGCTTTCGTTGATGTTATCACATACTCGATATTCTTGTTGTTCTGCCTCTCGTTCTCAGTCTGTATGACGAATCCTAGACGTGGTTCGGTTCTGGATTGCACTTGCCTGTGATCGCTTATCTCGGACAACGGGATGCCTAGTATGTTGTTTATTGTGGAGTTAGTGTGAGTCCCTATTCCCCATCCAGTCGTAGGGTAGTGGATGTTTGCTGTGCTTGAGTGGTCGATGGCAGAGGCGTTGGTGTGTAGCGCATTCCCCTTGAGATGATGGAAGCCACCCGACACTCCAAACTGCGTGGAACTAACCGCAGACTCGGAATCACCTTGGGAGTATGAGTTTGAGCCTGTGTATTGAACTAGGTCGATGAAGGGGTCTGAGCCTTTGTTCATCGGTATTGCCTTCAAAGGCTCGTTTGCTCCTTTGTCCGGGTCGGTCTTAGGTTCCCACATCCCGGCAGGTAACGCTGTCGGTTTCACAAGACCCGCAGACTCGACGCCTAGCGTCAGTCCTATCCCTATTGGTTGCTCTGAGGTGAGTGGCTTAGTGTTGCTTCTTCTTATCACGCTTGAGAAGGGGGTTGATTCTGCCGTATGTGCAGTCGTAATCAGACCTATTGGCAGACTCCTTTCGACTCCGTTGTAGTTCGCAGGGAATCTCCAAGATGACCCGTAGGTGGTGGCATCGGGTATCTTGTTTACCGAGTCGTGAACTCCTCCATCGAATCTAGCACTACCGAAGACAGGTTGCAGGTTGGTATCTGCCTCAGTAGGATCTCCTGATAGCATATTCAGAGCATCAGAACTTGTTCGGAAGCCCCACGCTCTGACAGGTAGTCTTCTGCTGAAATCATATGCGACCATATTGTCCACGACAATCTCATATTCTGTGAACGATACGCTATCTGAATCAGTATCATATGATATGGTTGCAGATAGTTTCTCTGGTTGTATGCCATCCCCTATTCCCTCACCCCGACTATATCTTATGCGATCATATTCTTTGGTGAGTCTCAGAGTGCCTTGTGCTTCCCTATGTGTGGTGTGTCCCATATATACTGCGTTAGCAGAGCGCATACCATCCACATTCTTCTGTCCCGATGCGTTCAATGCATTGTATCCGAAGTTCTGCAACCATTGTGTGATGTATAGTCTCTCAAACGGCAGAGCGTTCTCTGCTTGTGCAGTAGTGGTGGGGTTGGAGTGGTTCCGTAGGTACAGACTTCTCGTGGGTGGGTAGTTTAGGGAACGAGGTGTCCCTGCCTCCCTGTATCTGAACGTCAAATAGTGTTCACGACTGGTTCCGAAGAGGGCCGGATGGCTGTATTCAGCAAGCCAATGACATAGGAATGCATCAGGGACGCACCCGGTCCCGGTGTTGTCCTTGTCAAGTAGTGCAAAATCACCAAAATCTGTGTTTATACCGGCGTTATCGTTGGCAGGGTTAGCCGTTCGTGCCGCCATGTTGAGATATTCTGGGTCGTGACAGAGCAGAGGAGGGACAGTTCCTAGTTCAGTACCAGAACGTGGTACTAAGACGCCTTCTTCTAATCCTAATGAGAAATAATCACTCGATCCTGTGTCGATTACAGGGGCAATTGGGCGTCCTGCGGAGAGTGTGTAGTCATCAATCAAAAACCCGTTCAGTATAATTTCACTAGACGTGTTATAGCGACTTCCACCAGTCAAAGCGTTGGCAAAAGTGAGCCTAGTTGGACCCGAAGTTGTGGCATTTTTGCTCGGTGCGGCCCTTCTGACGAGGTGTCCTGCACCGTCTGTCTCAGTCTGCTCCTGTCCCGGTGCTACGAGATAGTCCAAATCCGTTCTGGGAGTGACTCCTGAGTGAGCAGATTGCTTGATGTCTGGCAATCTGAAACCATCTAGTTCTGCTAATGGGAGGCCATCAGATGCAAAGGAGCCGGTTGCTCTGTACCCTGACTCCACTTTCGTGTCCAGAGAGTCCAACTCAAAGACCGTGGAGGAGTTTGATGACTTAGCAGAACCAAAGCCGTGGTGCTTGTGTTCTGTCTCTGCTTCAAACAGCAACGAATACGAGGAGCCATGGCTTCTGTGAAGTTGCCTCCTCATTGCATTGGGTGTGCCTCTATGGGTCATTGGGGTAACAAACGAGTGGCCCTGCCTTGCGAAGCGTATCCTGTGGTGGGGGTGGGCGTATCCGGTGTAGGTGGTGAACGACCCGCTAACGCTTGTCTGGTTGGTCTGCGTCAGCAAGGAGCCGCGCTCTGCGTGGTCGGTTATCCTATGCGCCGCGAATAAGCGTGTTGTGCCGCTCGGAACGGCTCCGGGGGTAGTGTGGGGGGTAAGGCCCTGTTTCGTCGTTAAATCGGGATGCAGGAGCCTCTGTATGTGGAAGATTAGCATACGGTCGTGGGTGTCGAATTGAGAAACACCACCAGAGGCCTCCGCCACGCCCGGTTTACGGGGGTCTGGAGCCGTCAGCCCTCCCAACCCCCAAGTGAGGTTAGAGAAGGCCTGTACGCGGTCGTGTGCGCTTCTCACGAATATCTCTCCGGGTATCTCTGATGCATCGGGGAGTTGAATCTGCAAGTTCGGAGTCAGTTTACCGTCTGTGGTTGAAGGCCCGGTAATCTCCTCGCCAGTCACCGGATCTGTTCTAGTATTCTGCACGGAGTAGTCTTTGATGACCACTCCAAGGGGAGAACCACCCGTCAGAGTAAGCCTGTTACCTGCGTCATCGACAGTCTCAATGTCTTCAAACACTCTCTCCTCGTTACTAATTTGCAAACCCGTGACTCTCGCGGTGTTGATTGTCTTCGATGAGAATATGGGACGTGGCACATTCTTGGAACCATCACCATCTATTCCCTTCGCCTCAAATGATGTCCCATATGTTATGTTAGTGAGATTATCACGACTTGAAGAGAGCATATTATTGGAATCGTTTGTAGCCGTCGCCCTATATCCTGACTTTAAGTGGAACATATCTCCCGACGTGGCAGGGAAGTCTGTCCCATATTCCATCTCTGCTAGTTTGATATTGTTCGATCCGGTAGTATCTGTCTCCACCTTTGTCACATGGTACAGCGATGGTTCTGTGACGGTGTAGTCTGGAGGGGGGATGTCAGGTAGGTTGCAAGAGTTCAGTCCCTCTATGCTGAATCTAACGTATCCGTGTGCTGTTGAGTGCGAAGAGGCCGTTGAACCACGAGACTCGTGGTTGGTGGCAGGGATGCCCATGTTGCCGCCATCCATCGGTTTTGCTGTCAGATACCATGTTGGGATGCCCTGACCCAGACCTTGGACAATCGGCCCCGCGTTAGCCGCCGCCCAATACCCTCCTGCTGAGTTGGGCGTGGTGTTCTCCCAAGTCAGAACCATCGTGTGCTTGGCGGGTTCTCCGGGTATCGAGACTGTTGCTCCAGAGAGTTCGTCAGGGTAGGAACCCCCGCCGGAGATGTGGGTGGATACTTGTGTTATCTGTGCGGCTAGGTCAGTCACCGTGAAGTCAGCGTAGGACTTCTGGTCAAGGGGGCTTCCATTGTAGTTCCTGCCACCTCTCCTGAATGCGGATACTGCGGTGTAAGCGACAGACAGGTTGGTGTGATTGCTATCTGTGTAGGTCAGGGTTCCGCTTTGGGGCATATCTGAGGGGAATCCGTTTCGGAATGCACCATCCAACTCCACACGCAACGTAGTCGCATTGAATGCCAGTTCCGCAGATCCTGAGTAGGATGGCTTGCCGGACATCCTGACATACCTAGCCCGCAGGTATCTGGTCTGGCTATGCTCTCCTACTTGCTTGACTCGACGACTGTTTATCTTGGCCGCAATGAGCCTAGTGGCTTCCTCCGTTCCTAAGTTGTAGGTCTTGCTGTTAGTATCATCCGTAGCGGCTTGCTTCAAATCCACAACAATCACGTTGTTAGCCTCTGAGGGGGCGGAGGCGGTGGCGATGGGGGTGCGGACGATGACAGTCAGTCCCTGCCCCCATGTGTTGCTGTTCGTGCCGTATTGCCAATCAGTCACGTCATCGTCATACTCCGTATCGGGGTAGGTGATGTGCATGGCGAAGAAGCCGCTTGCGGGATAGCCACTAGCCGACCCCATAGGGACTACCTTGGCGGGATAGAGTTGCTTCTGATTTACCGCCATCACCACACCGCCCTTGCCGCGTATATCTCCTCACACTCGCTTTGGGTCAAAGCGTAATTGAATACCGCTACTTCTGATAGCCCACAGTTGAACAGATACAGATTCTCGCCCGACGCTATACCTCCTCCTGTGTAAGAGGCACTACTATCCACCGTTCCACAAACACCTGCGTGATCTCCTTGTGAAGAACTCGTAACATCGGTGTAGTGGCCCGTGAATAACTCATCGACATCAACAGCAAAGATTGTCTCAAGATTCTTTATTGTTGAGAGGCCGATGAAACACATTCCTGTCTTGACTGTGCCTCCCAAAAACTCTGGAAGGTTAGCCGTGTTATTGTGTTGAGCAGTCACAGTTTCTAGGCTTCTAACATTGCCCGTGTTGAATACTCCACTTCCCAAGTTAATCATGCTAGTAGTATCTTGGTTGGCATTCTGGTTGTAATTGTACCCTCTAAGACGCTCCGAGTTTCCCGCTCTCATTGTGATGGTAGTCCCACTCTTAGTCACTATGATGTTAGTCCATGCGTTGTCGGTTATTTTAATTCCGCCATCGTTCACCTTATTCCTTGCAATCTTGTGATTCGATCCATCGTGGTAGGCCATAGCAAACGAGATGGTCTGCTCAGAGGAAGAGGTACGACTGCCAAACAGAAACAGCCCCCAATTCCTATTGTTCTTATCACGGCCACTTATTATCGGCCCTGATGCGATACGGTTGTTATCTGCAAATGATGTCTCACTTGGCTTGAACCACGCGCTGATAGACCAGTCATCAGTTATATCGAACTCACTCATGGGGCCGTACTCTAATAGGGTGGAAGAACCGTTCCAAAAGTGAGTTGCGATTGACTGTCCACCTCTGAATTTGTATCCCTTCGATGTAGTATCAACAGAATATGCAGGGCCATTTACAGAGGTCATAGTTCCTACATTTGTATTTCCTCTCACTACTGTAATCTCAACACCGGCATTGACAGCAGAAGCACCTGATACGCCAGTCAGCGTACCCGCGTTTCCTACTCCCGCAGTCAGTCCCGTAAACGTGAAAGCATCATCATTGTGAAGTGCCTTGAATGTGGACAAAGCAGAAGGGCTTCCGGGCAGAATGTCAGTATTATCGGTGTTTCCGGTATTCGTGACTGCCATGCTAGTTCCTGATGTGTAGTTTGTTGAGGGGGTGAGCATAGCATACCCTCTTGTCAATCTGAGTTTCGATCCGTATAGTGCCTCAGTAATAACATCGCTTTGGCTGTAATCTCCATCATTGATAGTGCCGTCATTCAATCGTGCATAGAGAAGGCATCTTTGCAGGGCGGTTCCATCCGTATTCAATCTGTGATGGACTCCTTGCAGGGTGTTCTCATTGATTGTGTCGTTGTTGGTTATGTTGGTGAAATCTAATACTGCTGATGCCGTGCTGACTTCGTGGAGATTCTGGTATCCTGAGAATCCAGTTGGCCCTTTGGAGTAATGGTGAGGATAGTCATCGCTGTAATCGTTGGCCGTTCCATCGCTGATGTCGAAGGTCACACCTGTGTGTCCCCCACCGAAATAGACTATGCCCTCTGCGTCTGTTCTAGGGTAAAGAAGTTCGACTTCGATTCCACCTATGGCCGCACCATCGCTGTCATAGAATGTCTCGATGAAATCAGTCATGGTATCACGAGGGGTGATGTTGCGAATGAAGAAGCAATTGGTCATGACATCCGTTGAAGTAGCGGTTCTTTGTTGGTCTATGCTTTCAAACTCGGCAATGAGCGAACCTACTCTGAGTATTCCTTTACTCAGCGTTCCTGTTGCTCTTGTAACTCTCTTAAGATAATCTTCGACGTTTGTGCTTACTGCGAGATGTGCCATTGATGTCTCAGTATTGAACGCCGCAAGCGTAGGGTCAGTCATATTGTTTGTTACTGAGCCACCTGCGAGTGTCTGCCCTGCGGGCGATGCAACGGTCGTGACTTTGAACGGACCACCAAGTCCGTTATACGATCGGAGAGCGTTTGTTGAGTCTAACGTCGAACCGGATGGTGCGCCCCTGAATGTCGATATGGGGACGAAAGTCTCGCCATCAGCCCCTATTGGCATCGGAGCGGGTATGGTGTTTGGCTGATACAACCTACTGTTGCTTGCAAGAAGTCCTCCATAACCAATCACTTGTGCGGGCTTGTAAGTGTAAGGCGTCTTGTTACTCAGTCGGACATTGAAGTTCCGGCCTGATGCGCCCGGTACTGTGCTATGTATCACAATTGACTTACCGGATTCACCATCCCTGCTCTCGGTATCTGTCCCGATGAATGCTCTGACATATCCCATGTGTGTCCCCGTATCTTTGTTACTTGCAATTAAAGGGAAGAGAGGGGGTGGATCGAAGGCACTACCCCCATTGGCATTCTTGGCTTGCGGGTGTCCTGCCATGTTGATTCTCCTGATGACCTCATCCACGCAGAGATTGAAGTCTCCTTTCGTGTTTGCAATATCGTTGAAATCAATCTCAAGAGGTCGAACATATTCAAGTGCCGAAGAGTCGGACTTCTTACCTTTGAGAGACAGGTAACTGGTTTGGCATACGATGGGATGAAGTGATTGTCTGTCGTTTGCAGACTCGTTGTCCTCGTTCGGATCCCACTCAAACGCCTCCATGTTCGGGCCATCGAGTATCAAATATCGAGCAGAGTTGTTCGGGTCTGCGTGAACTGCGTCTGCGTTCAAACCTATCACGGTCTTTACTGCGGTGGCAATCTCTGCGGCCAACAGGTTGGGCGTGTTGGCTGTGAAGTTTGATATGTCTTCGATAGAGATGATGTAGTCTCTTGTGTCGTTAGGGACAGAAGTAGCACCATCTAGGATAATGTACCCTCCTAGAGTCACAGTCATTCCTGCGTCTATGTTGCCGAGATTACTGCTTTCGTTGCTAATAGTGTTCAGGGGGTTCCACGTTTGAGATGTTGTTATAGTAAGGGATGTGCCGTTGTCAGGGTCAGGGATTGCGGCTCTTGCCATGATTCCATAACCATCATTCAGAACCCCTTCCCCAATGGTCACGAAGAAATTAGTCGCACAGTTTGCTTCTAGTCCTCTTTCTCCTGTTGAGGGCAAGAAGGCCGAAGCATCATCCACATTGAGTGTGCCACTACTGTATGATGTCACTACTGCTTGAACAGATGGTCTTTGACATCTTATGAGCCACCGACCGTTACCTTCGGCCCATGCCTCCAACTGATCTGTGACCTCAAAAGACGACACAGGACTGTTCTGACCCCAATCGACTGCGAACCTAGACTCATTCATCCTCATCTCAGGCCTGTTCGTAGCCATGGTGCAATCGACAGTCATCTTGAATTTCTTGTTCGCCGGTATGGGAGTTCTAGCATCGTTGTCTGCTGAGAGCAGACCATCAACATCGAAGAACATAGATGGGAACAAGGGTATCTCCGTCAATGCCCTAGTGGATGCATAGTAAGTCGAAGCCTGTTTGTCGTTTCTTACTGATGCATTCCCTGTCCCCACGATTTTGTCCTTCCATCCGGGCAAGAACGGGTGTTCTGTGAATACGGGCTGTATATCTATGCCACCTTGACCCAACCCTCCCAGAGTCATGGTCACAGTAGGAGTCCCCATGTCTCCTATCTCTTTGACGGGCGAACCCTGTCCTAGATTGAAGTCCCTTTGTGACCTGTGGTCAAGGATGTCCATCAGAACAGAACGTCCGTTTATCACGGTGCTTGACGACTGTCCCTGACCTGCTGTTGGACTTATCTCCTCGATCCTACCACGCATCAGGGTCTTTTCCAAAGTGACCAAGGCGGAGTCTCTCGGAGACTTTGCATCGTCTGCTACATCATTGAGCATGGATGTCCTGAGTTTGTTCGTAGGGTGAACTAGGACTAGGTTCTCATTGCCTGTCAATTCATTGTCGATGACATCGAAACCACATAGGTTGCTACGCCTCAATGATGAGGGAGTTATTTGGGATGAGGTGTGATTTTTATTGTTTGAAGCCCCTCCAGATGCGAAGTATAGTGTGTGGAAGTCAGAGTTACTGGTGCTGTCTGGAGTGTTGATTGATGCTACTGCTTGTGGTACACCATACCCTTGGACCCCTGTGCCTACTGAATACACGGTATCCTCGATGTTGATGAATGGCGAGGGAGTGATGTCCCCTGTCGGGTTCGATGAGAGTGTGCCTGATGCGGGCTTGTCATTGAACGTGGTGGTCGGTAGGCTGACCAAGCCACCCGGAGCGATGACATTCAAAAGTATGGCATCACCGTCTGTTTGACTGCCCGAATAAGGCCGTCTGAGCCAATCTGAGACAGTCCGACTACCGAAGACAGCACTACCACTAGGGACAGTCTTAGACACGACCAGATAGGCCGCATTTCCCGTGGCGTGGTCGGGCCGGAACTTGGTACTCACGCCTCCAGATGCTAGGCTCGTACCCGCAACTATCTCTCCGGTTAGGTCAATTGCATTGTAATGGACTAGAATCTCATTCGGCCCTCCTGCATTCTTTAGCAATTGGGGAGACTCTATGACTGCAATCCTAGACTCCTTTTCAGGGGACAGGTGTCTGACATAAGCATCGTTGGTCGGTACGCCATTAGACAGAGATGCGGTATGCTCTGTGTCTAACCCCTTCAACATGAATGGCTTGGGGTCGGAAACTGCGATTGCGACAATCTCATCTCTCGTTGATGCATACAGATTCTGCCCGATGCTATTGTCATAGAAACCAATTCCGCTCTCAGTCACTATCCTATTGAATACGTTCGTGCTACTGCTTCCTGAGTCTGTGCCAGAAACCGTCTTTGCTTTGTTGATTACCTTGGACACGGAGCCATGGTAAACCGGCTCTGTAACGATGACTTGCTGATTCTCAGAGACAAGCGAAGAGACTGAAACTTCGTCTGCCACATACTTGAACGTGTTAGCGATTCCTTGGACGGTCTGCTTGACGATCTGCTCATCTGGAGTGGGTAGCATACGCAGGAAGAAATCACCTTCAACGAGGCTGTACGATGTTGAAGCACCCATGGCAGGGTATGTCGTTGCCGGGTCGTATAACGTGTCCGCATCGGTCGATCCGGTGCTTCTGCTCTTGAGGGAAATGAAGTACGCATCGTTGGAGTATCCAGAGGCGTCAGAGAATCTCTGTCCTTGGACGAATTGGGCCAAGGTGAATGTATCTGTCCTCCTCTTTCTTTGTCCGTTCACCGAAGCGTCGGTGTTCTCGTTGCCCGGATCGATTAGAAGGTCTGCATTTCCCAGAGTGAACCATACGGGCGTGTTGTCCGTATGAGCGAACAAGTGTCCCTGTGTGGTTGGTAGGTTGTCCACAGTCCCATTGGCGGCATCGTTGGCTAGTATCACAGATGTGCAGTTTATCCGGTTGTTAGCAAAGTCCAGACCCGTTATCCTGACTCTCTCGACCCTATTGATTGATGGGTTCAATGTCGATGTGGAGGATGTGGATAGCACGTTGCCATCAGCGAACCTGACCTTTTGGGAATCGGGTGGTGTGACCGTGCCTGTCGTCGGGCTTGTCGCTGAGTGATTAATCACCGCATTGAGAACCGTGGACTTGACGGTTGAGAAGTATGCGTCATTGGTCAAATCCAATGTCGATGTGTAGTATGATTGGTCTTTGACCTCCTCTAGTGGTATGCCCTGCGTCAATGCCGCTAGTTTCTCAAGGGCTGTGTACCTGTCTGTCACACTACCCGGATTGGCAGGGTAGTCTCGTATCTTGAAGTGAGTGGTGTTGAAGTCGTAGCCTATCCCAACCATGGGTATCTCAAGCAGACCATCATGGGTGTTCGGCCCATCCCTTCCTTGCATGGACGTACCGGGCCTTGCATGATCGAAGAAGTGAACATCCGGTATATCGTACTCATCATCGAACGTCCAGAGTCCGAAGGTGTTGTCTATCTTGGCGAGGGGTTGGAGGGTGGGGGGGTGGATGCCTTGGCAGATTCTCACGCTCTCTATCATGCCACGGAACTCGCCGCCCTGTCCGCCGATGAAGAGGTCGGAGGATGCCTCCCGCATCAGCCCCCCGTCCCCACCGAGGTTCAACTCTGCAACTATGTCTCCATTCACGAACAGGCGTATCTCGTCCTGCGAGTATTGGGCGGTGACTAGGACTAGCCCCTGCGTCCCCACCGTCATCTCGTGTGGCCTGTGTGCGTTGGAGGATGATGAATAGACTCCTGAGTTACTGCTCATGTTTACTGGTGCGTTGAAACTCGTCGTCAATGAGTATGGCCTGTCCTCCGTATGAACTTCAAAGACTATCTTGCCCTCAGAGAACGGATTGCCGTACTTCAAGGTGAATGCATTGTCCTTGTGGACTATCACACCACCGTAGTCTGGCACGATGTACGCATCGATCGTGAATGCGCCTCTCAGAGAGTTGAGCGGGTTCGACATGGAGTCCTGATGCATCCTGCCAATCTTGGTGGCGTGACTCTTCGTGGCATTGACAGTCCCTGCGAACTCATTGGGACGCAAATCGACTCCAGACTCACGAAACTTGCCTGTTGGGACTACCAGACCATCAGTAAGACCATTGAATCGTAGTGCCTTGCCATGTAGTCTGACAATCCCCATATCATATACCCACCAGTTGCTCGACTGCCGCGAACTCTAACTCGTAGCCCCAATAACCATCACCTGCGTTAAAGGTCGGATTGTAACTCTTGAGAACGGCAGGGATAGCAACTCCCTGCTCCAAGAATGGGTTTGGTCGGATAGTCTCGTTGTTCACTACGGTAGTGGGGTCGAAGGCCCGGTTGTTCTCCTCAGAGGAGAAGTCGGTTCCTACTCCAGATGGAATCAGGTATTGCCTTAGCACCTTGCTTCCCGAATTGGACGATGCTAGTGACTCATATGGTATTCTGACTCCAACCACATACTTCTTCACCGTCTTCATCTGATCGACGCGGAGGAAGCGGGATGCATCCTTGGAAGAGACACCATCTGGTAGGTCTATGACGGAACCTGCTATCGCGTTTGGAGATACCAAAGCACCTCCTGCGCTCATGTTAGCGAGATTGAGCAAATCCTGTACCTTGTCCTCCATGGTCTTCTTCTGACTCGATGCTCCGCCAGACATACTGGTGACTAGGAACTGATTGCTCCACGTCGCTCCTGCATCGTCCTTTGACACGGTTACTACATGGTCGCCATTAGCCCCTTCGACCGTGTTCTTGATTGTGATTCGCTCGCCGTTGAAACCAGAGCCGCCCTGTGCATCTTGGGATAGTGTCTCCATCTGACCAGATGCCTGTGTGACGGTCAATATGGATGAGCAACCAGTAGTAGCGGTATCGACCTTGACCGATGCGCTGTTGATTGCACTAGCGATCGTATCGGCTAGGCTATCGGAGGAGGTCGTCGAGGAGATGTTAATCACGATGATGCTGTTGGTGGCTACTGTGGATGAGCCAGAACCGTTCTTCAATTGCAATGTGATGTCCTCTCCCAAGTTAGCATTGATTTGCCCGGTCGTCTGGAATCTTATGCTAACGCCATCCAAGTCAGACTTGACCGCGTTCCAACTCGCATACAACTCGTACCACGTCGCTTGAAGGGACTGACTGCCGTTGATTGAGGTGTCAATCGTCATGGATGAACCGGCTCCTCCTGTCGCGTCTGTGTCGTCCGTGAATATCCCGCTAACGGCTATGCCCACTTGCGACTGGTTCAAGTCCAGACCGACACGAGTGTTGATGATGGCAATGGGGTAGTGAGTCACTTCTCTCTGTACGTTGAAGGTTATCCTATCAGCATCCAACTCCGTGACGGTGCTATCCCTGTGTATCATCTGAATCCTCGGCATCAGATACCCCTCCCGTACCCGCCAGACCTAGACCTCGACCGGAATGCCTTCTGGACTTCCATGCTTACTGCTCTGGCTATCGCGTTGGGATCTCCGCCCGTGCTATTGACCGTTATATTAGCGGTGAATCCACCCCCCATCCCCTCTGCTCCTTGCAGAGTCACGGGTATCGTCCTGCCGTCTGGGAGTGGTACGACGGCCTCTGTTCCGTGCAGGGCTACGGCGTAACCAGAGTCAGGGCCTCTTGCTATGCCTCCCTGAGCAAACGGATTCAGAGAAGCCAAGCCACCCGTTATATCTCCTAAGTCAGGCACTATGCTTCCCAAGTCTATGTTCTTCAACTCATCAATCTTGTCTAGTATGTAGTCGATTGGAGTCATCAAGAAATCGAACATTCCACTAAGGGCCTTGGAAACTCCATCCTTGAAATCAACGGCAGAGTCATACATATTACCAAACTTTTCGCTGAAAAATTCCGCTATCTCCCCTATACCTCCGGTGGCTATGAATTGAATTCCTTGGAAGTAAAGTTGAATTCCTTTTAGAACGAAGGTTGCTATGCCATAGATACCATTTAGTACGACACCAATGACCGTGCCAATGCCTTTCACGATTGTATTCAACATGGTTCCCGATGTGGTTGCTTCCTTCACGATATTAGCAATCAGCACTATGATTGCCCCTATGACTATGCCCGCAGTCTCGGCTAACATTCCGAATGTCACAATCAACTCGTTGAAGTATTCAATGAAACCACTTGCCGTGAGGAATGCGAACACCCCATTGATTATGTTCGTGAATGTCTCACCGAGGTTGCCTCCTTCGATACCGAGGATTGCAAAGGCCTCGTTCACGGAAGCGAAGATTGCGCTTACGCCTGTGCCTAGACCATCAAAGGCAGTCATCAAGGAATCTAGTAGTCCAGTCTGTTGAAGATTTGCTACGAAGACGCTCCATGCCACTCCTAGAGCATCAAAGGTCACAACCACGCCATTGACAAAGGCATCAAAGGTCGCTTTGAGGTCGGTTACTGTGATGCCTGTGCCTTGTAAGAGGCCGTCGAATATGGTGAAGGCATCACCTGCCCCCCCTATTTTGTCACCCATGGCAACGAAAGCAAGACCAACTAGGGTAATGACGCCGATGAGGAAGAATAGGTTGCCACGAATAGCATCAAATAATCCTTTGAATAGAGTTATTGGTTTTAGGATTGCTTTGAACACATCCATTAGTGTCTTGAGGTTTGAAATTAAGTTACGATATAAGTCATAAAACGGACCAAGAGTCTTGTAAAGTGTCTTATTCACTATCACTTGCCCTGTGGTAATCGGGATGCTTGCTCGCCCTGATTGGTTTAACCTGAAAATTGATTGTTCTAGTTCAGCAATCGTTCCCTTTGCCATACTATTCGCCGTCCTGCTCACTTAATTGTTGGTTGAATCTCTCAAAGAAGTCGTCAAGGTTGGCACTATCACTTGTAGTCCGTAAGGGCCTCCCCTTATTTCGGTTTCCTCCGGCGTTATAACGCTCGGCTTCTTTACGAGCCTTCTTCATTTCCTCTGTCTGTTGCTCTTGATTTACCCTCACCATGAGGTAGTCTAGGTAAACCCGATCGACTGGTTGGTCGTCCCACATATGCGGAGGGCAATTGAAATGGCTACCTAGAACGAATGTTATGGTCTGGAAGGAAAGCATTGCACTCTGTTCTGGAGTGAACGGATTGATTAGTCCGCCTGACGTGATGAATGACCTGAGATCAGAGTGCGTTATTCCAAAGGGCGGGGTTCACCGCCGGTCATAGTCGCTATCAATGAGTCTATTCCGGGCAGAACCTCGACTAATGAGGCCCCGACCTCTGGACTCAGGTTCACCAAGTCCTTCTTCTCGATCTTAGGCTCTGTGTCCGTGATGCAGTTTCTGAGGACGTACTGCCAATAGCCCCCGAAGTCTATTCGGGGTTTCATGTCCTCTCCTTCGATTACGAAATCGACGAACTTGGATATGGCTTCCTGCTGTTGTATCCAAGTCATGGGCTTGACGTACACCACTAGGACACCTGCGGGCGTTTCGACCTCGTGCCTCTCTGCGGACTTACCCGCTAGGAAATCACTCGCTTTCAGAGCCACTCACATCACCTTCTTCATCTTCGGGCAGACGGGGATTAAAATCATCTCCATCTCCTGCTCCGACATCTTCCCCTGTTGCGGCAGGAGCATCTTCTGCGACACTTGCTCCTCCCTCGTTGTTGGCATCCCACGCCCTCAACCTGTCAATCAACTGCTGTTTGTTGCCATAGACAGGCTCATCTCTTTGCGTCAATAGGACTTTCAATTGCGTGACGGTTTGTTCGTCGTAACCATCTGTTATCACTACTGGCTCTGGCTCTGGTGCTACCATTGTACCCTCAATGACGATGCCGTGTGCGCTCAGACCCGGACCCTCAATGATGGAACCATCTGCACCAATTGTCCAATCCAGTCTCTCTCTTGAACCGTTTAATGTGACGAATCCCTTGACTCTCATCGTTATACCGTTCCCGTCAATGGTTATTCAAGATTTCCTCACATTATGAAATATGGATTGTTTTCAGTTATCTTCATGTGTCTTACAACCAATTCGACATCAGCGATTATCGGCCCCTTGTCATCTGGCAATTGATGATCTGACTTCATTATGGTGTAGTCCTCAACGGTAATCGTAGCACTCTCCCTTGTGGTAGCACTTCCGGGTTTAGTAAGGGTGAAGGTTATGTCATTCGTGTTCTTGTGATGCTTCCTTTGCCTGAGTTCGTCCCAGAACCTGTCATCCTCCACCAATGCCTTGAATGTGAATGAGTATTCTCTTCTTGCCTCAGTTATGTCAAGAGGCATCTGGGTAGCACCCCTCTGCACTTGGTCGGTGGATTGCGTGGTTCCCTCATAACCCCTGATGTACCACCTTGCCTCCGTGCTGTTGCTGACTGAGATGTTGAACTCGGTTGCTCTCAAGACCGGGCGACCGAAAACGGATATGCTGATGTCTTGGAAGAGGTATGGTTTTTCTCCGCTAGTAGCAATTCCACTCACCTTTCGATTTGCGGTGGTGTTGGCTGTGTTCTCAAACATCCTGTGGGGAGAGAACATATTGTTGGTATCTGTGTAGTGCCTCGTTGCTTGGTAGGATGCCTCCAACTTCAACTCGCCTTCCGTGTTAGCAGACAAGGATGCCTCGGACACTTTGCAACCACTATACATCCTAAGCAGTTGCTCGCCGCCGGGTGTCTCATCGCTGTTCCTGTACGACTGCTCAATCATAAAGGAGGGGAGGGTGGTGTGGCCGAAGAAGGTGTGTTCGACCCCGTTCTGCAACTCCTTCGTAGTGGCGTTGATGTTTGGACTGCCCCTTGCGTCATTGGAGGAATAGACTATCCTGTCGATTCCACACTTGTTTACCGCGTGAGAGAACATGAATGGCTCCTCGACATAGATGAAGTCTCCATCGGTGGCGATTATCCTCCTGACCTCGTGCTTGAACACGGAGGGCGCAACATCGTCCTGTCCGGGTATGTTGTGAGTCTCTGAGTCTATGATCTGAACGTAGTCACCCACGGAGAACAAGGCTCTCAGAGTCGCACCGACATTCAAGCGAATATCTCCAACCGAACAGGCGGCGGCTAGTGGTGGGAGGAGGAATATCGTCTTGTCTGCCGCTAGAGCCGCAGTAGCCGCACCTGAGTCTATGTCTGCGATCGTCTGAATCGTGTGTGATGAGATTGCCCCATACGATGCGTACTTGATTTCCCCTCCGCTAACGACCTTGAGGACTCCTCCACTCGCGTTAGTCGATACGAAGATATTCTTGGAGTCTGTCACTAACACCGTGTCATCGCTTGATGTTGAAGTGGACTTTGCACCTATTAGCACGTTGTCGCCCGTGGCAATCCCACTAAGGCTGTCGAGGCCGGAGAACACCGTTCCGCTAGTTGCCACGGAGGCTATGTCCACATCGTTTCCATTGGAAACCTTCTCGGCCTTGTAAGTCGCCGCGCTGACTGCATCAACGATATTGAATGGCTTCGCACTAACCGTGTTGCTTGAGCCTGTCTTTGTAGCCAACTCTCCTTGACTCTTGGCTGTGTGACCTCCTAGAGCGTACTTCATCCACCTCAGAGTGTGAGCGTTGAGAGAGATACTCCCCCCATCGAGAGTCTCTCTTCCGCTTGTTATCACATTGACATCCCTGCCCAAGCCAACGACGTGTTGCTTCCTCACGTCAATCTGAGGTTCCGGTAGTGCGAATGACTCTAGCAGACCTATGAATTGGTCGCTCTTTACTTTCTGACTGTTCGTAGCATCAGACATCCCTGCCTCAAAGGTAGGCGTTCTAAATGAGTCGATTACTAGATTATCAGAACCGCCCGCCGCTTGAGATGCACTTGTAGCCAATGCCGGTTGAACAGTAATCGTGCCTAGTGATGTGTCATTGGCCGTAATGTAGTATGACCTGCGAGTGGTTGCGAAGTTATCTGCGGAGAAGTTTGTTCCTCCCTCGATCCTCAATACACACCCAACTAGGGCATTGTCCGGCATCTCGACGACGGTCGATGAGCCGGTGTGCCAGTATGCACTTGAACCCACAGTTATGACGCTCGTACTGCCAGAAGTGGACGTAAGTGTCCAAGTTGCCCCATCACAGCGTAGTCCTGTTTCTTTGCCGAACGAAACTTCGGCCAAATCACCCTTGAATAACGCATTTGCCATTGCTATCGAGCGGAACTAGAAGGCCAATTGTCCTTAAGCAGTTCTATTCATCTGCTTTTTCGGACTCATCTGAGTCTTCTTCTGCCTCGTCTTCCGTTATAACGCCGGATTCTGGCTGTGGAGATCCGGCGTTTCTAGCGGCTATTCCATTGTTTATCTGAGAGATGTCTCTCTTGAGACTTCCCAAGGCAGACTCCACTCCCGAAACAAAATTCTGCAAGACGTTCAGATATGCGGTCTTGTCACCGTTATCTATCTGCAATATTCTTACTGCGTCTTCCATTGATATAGTAGTCTGCCCTTCATCAGTCATTATCCTAGTCCAGACATAAGTGGTTCATAAAGATGTCAGTCCTAACAGGACTATTTCAACCACTTGGGTGTTTTAGGGAAGTTCTGCATGGCCTCTTCGGGACTTTTCATTTTAGTGATGTCCAACAGATCTTGTCTGTATTTGGCTAGTTGGTTCTGCTTGGTTTTTGTCAAGGAATTGTAAATGAGCATCCCTTGATAGACATCGACCTTTCTCAACAGGACTTCTCTGTGTTCTCTGACCTCATCCCAAGCATCTGCTAACCTGTCCTCATCAGTTATGCTCTCGTCATAGTATGGGCCACTAACTCCCTTTGGCAGACCCCATGAGATTTCTTTCTCAATTTTGATGTCTATCACGTTGCCATTCTCATCGAAGATTGGCACTTCTATTTCCTCGACTTTTTTCTCGCCTATGTGTTCCATGCCATTACCTCAGTAGTTTGTCGTGTGCCTTGTGAAATACACATCGAATCTTACCGCAGATTGTATATTTAGGTTTCCTGATTCTCTTCTTACCGAATATGTTCTGTTCTTATTCATCTGAATATCCAAACCCGTAGCGGTGTAAACAAAGAAGTTCCCATGCGTGTTTGTCATATCATTGTCCACATCGAAAGTGAAATTTGAAACTACATTAGCGGGGTCGCCACTATGGAAGAATCTCCAAGTTTGGTCTGCCGTACTGCTTGTTGAAGTATTGAATGTATATGTGATTACAACTGCCCTTAACTTGGCATCGTATGGTAGGGTGAAGGAGTTGATGGTTCCCACGCCATTGTGTGATGCATTAATTAGTCCTGAACCCTGACCTGTTGCGGTTCCATAACTATGCTTGTAAAATGTCTCCTTCTCCCACGTTCCCCATCCGTTAGGCCCGCTTGCCGTGACCGCACCACCCACCACGCTGATTGAAGGTATGGCTCCGTCCGTCCTGTCCGTTATGACTTCAAGCGTAGGATTGTCTGCATACACGCTGTCCTCGACCAACTTCATCAATGGTGCTGTTGTGCTTGAATCGTTTCTGTAAAAGAGTCCCGTAGGGACGCTACCATCGTTGGACTCGACATCTAGCATGGCATCAGGGGATGTGTCTCCGATTCCCAATCTGCCCGCAGTTGAGACTGTCGCTCGCACAGATCCGTTGGTCTTGATTTGGAAGTTGTGATTGGTCGTGGTTCCGATGATTCCTGCGCTCGCCTGTGCTTGGACATTGATTGTAGCACCGCTTGTCCTACTGAGGTTTATGTCACCGTTGCCGCCCCCTTCACCTATGATGTCCAAGTCACCGCTTGGAGTGGTGTCGTTGATTCCCACAGGCGCGGAGAAGTAGTTCTTGTCCTCGCCGGTATTGTATATACCCCACTTAGTACCAACTTGGTCTGCTTGGGACACGGAGTAGTTCCCGTACCACATATATGCATCGGTAACGACTGCCGAATCTCCGTTTGCATCTGTCACGTTATGATCGAAGAACCCCTCGTACACCCTTGCTGACGTTATCGTGATGTCGCCGCCTGTCCTGCTACCACCAATATCAACCTCGGAGGAAACGCCTCTGATGTTCGGTAGGTTCGTAGCCCTGTTTCCACTCACTATGGTCTGTCCACGCGCACCGTGAGCATTCGATACTACTCCGGTGTCTTGTAGCGATACATATCCGAGAGAACCATACATGGCACTTACTGTGGAGTTTGCAGTCGAATCGTCACTCGCCGCTACGAAGTAGCCACCTGCCACGTTGGTGGTCGCAGTAGTGGGACTACCTGCTCTCTGTGTCTCTGCATATCCATAAACGGCATAGACCGCATCGGCATCTCCATCGCCGTTTAGCCTCGTATCCGACCAGATACCGTACAGTCGGTGTTCGTTGGATTGGTCGCCGCCCGTTGCAGATGAATCCGCATCGACATACAAACCGCCCTGTTCCCTGTCGCCACCTGTCGCCCCGCTTCCTGTCGAATCGTGGTCGATGAAGATGGCGAAGTCGCCGTCTGTGGCGGGGTTTGTCGCATTGTGGTCAATGTGTATAGGGTAAGTAGGGGCAGACACGTTTATTCCTAGATTGCCCGCATCGCTCAGTCTCATCTTCTCTGAACCCGATGTCTCAAAGAGAATGTGTCCTCCTGTCCCTACGTTCTCGCTATCTGCCCTTATGGAGAGATTACCTACATTGTTGATGATGCGAACAGTTGGGTCATTGGTAGCATCAGTATCTATCAGTTTTAATTCTGGAAGGGTGTTAGATACAAGTAGCGTATTATTGACCGTTGTGAGAGCATCTTCTATCTTAATTCTCTGCGTACCATTTGTCTTCAAGGAAATATCTTTGCCCGAACCTGCCATAATGATGTCAAGTCCGTTTCCGTCTGTGATTAGCCGAGCATCGAAGTCATCGGAGAACGGAGTCTTCATGTCTATGAAAGCACCTGATGGGCCACCAACCTCTATACTAGCAAAGCCACTAGCCTTGTTGAGATTCAACCTCTCTGCGGTTATGTCACCTGCTACGTCTAGTATAGTCGAAGGGCTGTTAGTGCCTATACCCACACGATTAGCACTTGCATCAGAGAAGAAGTTTGTCGAACCATCGTCTGATTTAATCAGCACATCCACGTTTCTCTCGGTGTTGTTGAATGTGATTTGGTTGGATGCAATTCGTAGGTTCTCTCTTGGAGTTCCCATTTCATACAGTCTGAATTGGAATGCGGCGTTTTCAGTAGCATCGGTTTCATCTTCTATGAATGCTTGAATCTCACCATATGTCACCTTCTCGTCATTGTCATTCTCGCCTGTGAACAGAATTGTCCCAATCATGTCATTTACTGCGGGAGATCCTGAATGTCTATACAAGTCAATGATTGGCCCTTCGTTCGCACTAGCATTCGTGTTCTCAAAGATGGCTGTCGTACTGCCATCGCCTGTGTGCTTAACGTGTAGTGGTGCGTCATCGGCATCCAAAGCACCGATACCTACGTTGCCCCCTAGTGGGTTGAGAACCATTTGTCTAACCCCATCGGTGTGTGTCCTCCCCTGAATGTATAGTGGGTAGGGGCTTGCGTTGTGCAGTCCGAATGCAAACTCGGAGTTTTCGTTCTGGAATATCTGTCCCGTTGTCGCACCGAATGTCAATGAAGCCGCAGTAGTTGATGGCGCATCGACATGGAGTCTTGCACTAGGACTCGTAGTGCCTATCCCGACATTACCCGCAGAATCAATTCTCATTCTTTCATTACTACCCGCAGTAAAGAACTTGATATTCTGATAAGTCGCAGAATTGTTCCCACCA